CCAGATTGGCTGGCGAAACTGTGCCGATGCCAACAGGATCTGCTGCCATTCCGGTGCGGTGACGGCGGCTGCCCCCGTTGCCGTTTTGATGGCGATCGTCGTCGTGGTGTCGCCGGTGGCGACAAGGGCGTTGGCATACTGCGTGACTTCATCCCAGCCCGCCATGTCCTGCGCCGTGGTGCCGATGTGATGGACGCCCCGACTGTCTCCGAAGTCATAGTCAAAGCCGAGCCCGAGGCGGCGGGAGCGTTCGACCAGCACCTGCTCGATAGTGACGGCTGGGGCGGCGTAGGCCGCGATGTTGCCGGCTGCGACGATGGCGTCATAGGTCGCCTTGCCTTCGGCGGCTGTATCGTCCGCGTGGGCCGTGAAGGCGATCCAGCCGTAGGTCGGATGGTTGATCTCGCAGTCGATCAGCGAGCCGTCCACCGAGACGTATTTCGGGTTCCTGAATTCGTAAGCCTGCACAGTCGCTGCTTCGTCTGCCATTATGCGATCCTTACCCAAACAGTCGCGTTGTCGCCACCGCCGTTGGTTCCCATGCAGAGCCATGTGCCGGCGGCCGTGCCGGTAGTCTGCTCGGCTTGGTTGGAGTATTGCAGAACGCTGCCTGCGGCTGTAGAACCTGGACCATACGCAGCGCCATCGTTATTTCTAAGAAATGCGTAGGTGCCGACCTGGCCGGTGCTGAAACCAACGACATCGCTGCAGTTGATGTTGATAGGCCAGACGTTGCCGAAGTCTGTTTGATCGACCTGCACCCGCAAGCGCAGCCCGCCAGTTCCCCATCCGATCTTTACCACGTTGGTTCCCTGATTGGCGCCGCCGCCCGTCAGAATAGGAGCGCCGGCCACCGTCGCCCCGGCTCCTAATTCGATCAGACCGGTGGCGAGTTCGACGCGAAGCGGGCGGAAGTCGTTATATGCCCCATTCGGATCATTGGCGTTCGTCAGCATCAAATAAAGATTGGTGCCGTCCTGCCGCCAAAAGGTTCCGTATATTCCGTCAGCGTGACGATAGGAGTTCAGCGCGGAAGAGATGAACTCACCACTGGCATAGACGTTGCCGTCGGCGTCCATATAGGCTTTGGCGCCGTTGACGTAATAACCGGCCTTCGTATCCCACTTGCCGGCGCGGAAGTCATAATAGCCGTGCACCGACCCGTCATAGGTCGCGAAGCCCCAGCCGTTCCAGCCTTTGACCTTCACATTGTAGACCGTGTAGCTTGCGCTGTCCCCGTTCCCAGCTTCGAAGCCATCATGGCTGACGTCATTGAGATAAAGAGGGCCGGTCAGCGCGCCGCCGGCGATGTTGAATGGCGTGTAGCCCAGACGCGAAACGATATCGGTATAATAGGCGGGGTCCTGGCCGCCGAGCTTATCTGAGTCCTGGGCCTCGGCGGCGATAATCGGCCATTCGTTGCCAAAATCGAGGTCGTCGACCTGGACCCGAATATACTGAGCGCCATCCCAGCCGAACTTCAGAACGTTCGGGAGTTGATTATCACCCGTTCCGGACTGAACAGGCTTAAACCCCAGACGCGCGACGATATCGGTATAATAGGCGGGCAGTTGCCCCCCGAAGGTCTGCGCATCCTGAAAAGCCATAATGGCTGCCGCTGTGAGGCGAATATCGGCGCGGGCGCCGGCGTTAAACGCCTTGGCTGTCGTTCCTTCCTGGGCGCGCGTGACTGTCAGCACCGCGCCATTTCGCGCCGTGCACCGCATGATTTCCATATTTCCGGCGCCATCGACGACGGTGACGGGAAACCAGTCTCCCGCGGCGGGCGTCGGGAATTTCGACGCGTCTGCGATTTGAACGGTAAGCTGGATATCGCCGGTGCCTATGGCGCTCGACAGCGTCGATGAGGCGTTGTTGCTCAGCTTCAAAGCCATCATGCACTCCTGATCCGTAGGCGGAACGGCACGTCCTTGGTGCGTCCCTGGTCGGTGGTGGCGAGGACATGAACGGTGCCGTCCTCGCCGTCGGCGCCGCCGGAGATCCAGACCTTGACTGAATTCTCGGAAACGTCCGTACGCTGAATCTGAGCCGTGCAGTCTGCGATCGAGGCGACGGCCGAGGTCACGACGTCGCCGGCCGGCAGCCAGCGCGTGAAATCGACGTCATAGTCGAGGACGTCGCCCGGATCCTTGGTCATGACCTCCGGGATCATGCCTCCTCCCGCCTCTCCGGCTCGACGAGGATCCTGCGATAGTCCGGCAGGACCGTCATTCTGCGCCGATGCGCCTCCAGCAGGATCGACCGGCGATCGGGCTCGAGCACCAGGACACGCCGGCGCGGCGCCCGGTGCAGCCAGCGCCAGCTGAATTGCAGGAAGGCGGAGATTGCGACGTCGGCGCGGCCGGTAAGATGCGCTCGGCGGGTGAGCGTGGCGGCGACCGCGACGTCGAGTTCGACGCAGCCCGCCATCGAATTGAGACCCGTCGAGCCGGTGAAGTTGCGGCGGCGGTGGACGGTGGCTGAGCCGTCGATTCCGGTACCGGAGGTCCCGGAGAGGCTCTGCCGGCGGCGGGCGGCAAGCAAGGGTTCGACGGTCGTAGTCGCCCGCCCGAAGAGAGCGTGGCGCTGGACCAGCCGAAGCGAGCCCGCCGCGGCCATCTCCGACAGGCCGGCGAGTTCGACACGGTAGCCGCCGTCCGCAAGCGGATAGGCGTTTATCTCCGATCCATCGATTGCGGCGCGGCTTTCCATCAATTCACCGTGACGGCAAGATCGCCGACGTGGACCACGCACTCGTCGGTCGGCGCCAGGGTCTTCGCCGCATAGAGGGATCCGACAAATAGACAGTTGCCATTGGCTTGCGCGTCCCAAATCGCGAAATGGCTGACCGTAATCTGCGCCGGCCCGTCCATGTCCTCGGCCCAGAGGATTTCCTTGGCGTTCGTGGTCGATTTCGCATTGGCGGCCGCGAAGCCGCTGGTGACGACGTCGCCGCCTGCAGGATCCTTTCGCGCATAGGACGGCCATTGCTCCGCGGTGACCTCGTTTGCGCCATCATTTCCCGGATCGCCGGTATGGAGCGACACGAACACCCGCGCCGGTGCCGGCCAGGCGCCGCCGCGCAAGGAGGCTTCGAGGATTGCGTTGCCGAGATGATTGGATGCGGGCATCAGAAATATCTCCCTTTGACGCGCTGCGGAGCGTTCTGCTGCCCCTTGGCGGCCATCCATTTCGCCGTGTTGCAATAGGCGGCAAAGCCGGTGAGAAAGGCGGCGCCGAGCTGCGGATTGGCGAAATCCGCATCTGGGGTGGTGAGCACGTACCCGGCGGCCGCTTTTCCGAGAGCATCGGCATGGGCCTCGACCAGGAAATCGGGAAGCGTCATCGCCTCGAGGGATGGCTGCAGCACGTATCGGATCGTCAGATGTCCGCTCGATTTCGGGACGACCGTGACACTGAGAGGCGTAAGCTGGGTGACATAGCGGGCACCGCCTTCCTGCTCGAGATAGGAAGACCAGCCCGGTTCATTGCGGTCGAGCCAGCCCACCGTCTTCGGTAGAAGCGGGAATTCGTCCAGCGCGGCCGCCTCGATACCGATAATGAGAGCATCGCTGATCGTGCAGAGGCCCACCGATTCCGGCTTCGCGATGGTGAAGCTGTCATCCTCGCGCCAGAAGCGGGCGGCGGAGCAGAGCTGCCGGGCGGCATCACGGATCGAGCGCAGAACGAGCGGCTCCGGCGCACGTGGCGCGTAGGGCATGGCGTAGGGCAGGATATCGTCGATATCGCGCATTACGTTTTCCGCCTGTTCGGTGATGTTGCACCCTCGACCTGAATCTTGAGCCCGACGGCCGAAGCGAAGAGCTGGTAGTGCGCCATGGAGCGGCCGGGTTGCCCGTCGAGATCATCCTTGGCGAAGGCGCGGAAGAGCACGTAATCGGTGAGGGGCACGGAATAGAGGTCCGAGAGGCCGATATCGGTCTCGTAGGAGGCAAGGTCGTCGGGGTCGCCGGACGGGGCGGTTGCCGCAGGCAGCACGGAAAGAACGGCTTCGACGACGCCAGTGCCGTCGTTTCCGGGGTAGACGTAGAATTCCAGCGGGTTGTTCTCGTCATAGACATAATGGCGAACGTCGCGCTGGTAACGCACCCGGGTGGGATCGTGCCAGTGCGGTGCCTGCGCATCGAGGCTTTCCCGGCTGGTCACGGTGATGATGCGGCCGCCGGCGCGGGGATCATCGGCCGAAACCAGGTTGCGGACCAGCCTCTGCAGCATCAGGGGTTCGGGAGCGCCGGTCGAGGGCACCTTCTGCAGGGTGCCTTTCTGCAAGGTGATGGCGCGGCTCGCCGTCGACGCGGACGGCTTCGCCAGCACCGTCGCCTGCACGGCCTCATTGATCCAGGTGCAGAGTTCGGAAAGCGGCCACCTTGTGTGGTCGTCATCGGCGAGGAGAACGGTCGCCTTCTCCATGATCTGCCGCGCGGTCGGCACC